TAAGAGACACTTCACGTTCCTTTCCATTTACCTTTTCCTCGTACATTTCTTTGATAGTTTTGACTGGTTCAACAATAGTTACAATCCAGTCGGGGCGAACTGGAATCTCATCATCACTTGTGAAGAGAATCCAAGAGGAGAATGTAATACTCACAGAATCAGATTCTGTGGGTTGTTCTGTTAAGAAGACTGAATTGCTGACTTCAATCTTATGGGGGTTAGTAAAAAGATACCCACACACTTTTTCGTCAGAAATCAACTCCTTAATATCAGCAATTACTGATTCTCCAGATTTTAATAGAGCGATCTTTACAGACATTTTTAGGTTTCCTCTCAAGTCATTATAGCAAAAAAATGGGGGAGCGTCAACTGGTTTTTGCCAGTTGCTCCCCTGCGGCGACAATATTCAATTATATTTATTTAAGTTCATACACCTTTCTCTTCTGATGCTCTGGAATAACTCTATTTAATTTAATAGTGAGTAATCCATCCTCAAAAGAAACATCTTTAACTTCCACATCATCAGAAAGAGTCCAGGTACGTATGAATGCCCTCTTTGCTAATCCTTGATGTAGATACTCATCCTCAGAATTACGAACTTTCCCCGATTCTACAAAGAGTTTATTCCATTCTGTAGATACCCTAATATCCTCTCTTTTATATCCTGCAAGTGCAATTTCTAACCTAAAATCAACACTACTTTCTTTGACTAGATTGTATGGTGGATAGTTGGTATGCGATTCAAACGCAGTATCAAACCTTTTAAACCACTCATCCATTCCAATACTATTTTTTTGAATCTCTAATAGATACTTTGCAGTTTCTGGTACTGAATAAGTAATCGAACTTGTTCCGAACATGATAGACCTCCTTAAAGCGTCTGTAAGTTAATAATGTCCCCGAAGGCAACATCATTAGTATATAGGAAAGAACATAAAAAAGGGAGTGTTGAACTCCCTACTTTTTTATTCGGTTTCCTCTTCTGTACGCTTTTTCTTTGCGCCAATATTATACTTGGTCTCAAGAATCCAATCTCCTTTGTCCTTATAAGAAAGAACTTTAATTTGATTTAGTGGTGCAATATCGGAAATCTTAGAAACATCAACAATTTCTACCAGACCCCAATCTGCAATAAGTTGAGCAATACGGTTACGACGCTGAACATCATTTACCGTAAGATTTGCATGTTTACCATCAAGGGCAAACAATTCCTTAAAGTGAACTAGGTAATATCTACCTTGTTTATGAAGAATGTGGCAAGACTGATAAATCTTCTTTTCCTTGCGTGATGCAACTCCAATGCGGGTCAAAGTCTCACGAACCTTAAGAAAATCATCGGGTTCATTTAGAATCACTTCTACCATTTGGTCGGGCGTCCACTTTACTTCAGGTTCTTGAACGACACTCATTTTGTTCCTCCAGTTTCAAATTTCGATTTAATAAAAGTAAGTTGTTCTTTTGTTAGAATCCTCAAAGCCTGCTTTGCCTTCTCATTACTATAACCATAGTAACGTTTAACATAATCAAGATCTTTGATCGTATCTTTACGGAGCCAAGGAGAAAATCTCTTTTTAACTCTCAGACTATTTATAAAAAAGTCATATTGCATCTTCTTTGGAAGGAAATGATACTTGTTCATTTCATTTGCATACATCAAACAATCAATGTGCCCAGAGAAACAACGATTGATAATGTATGGAGCATAATCCTTCTCCAATGAAGGATCTTCATCAATTAGATTCTTCTTCGTTTGATTGATCGAGTTTAACCAGTCCTTCAATTCCATAATTAAAAAGTAAGAGTTCTTTACGTTGTTTTTGATCACGCATATATTCACCAACGGAACGCATCGTATAAGTTAAGTCAAACTCGGCTGCCTTCCAGTTCTTAAACCTATCTTTAACAAGTTGGTCTGAATTATAACTTACTAACTGATCCATATCGTTAGCATCGCAATCAGCAGCAAACTTATCGTGATCAAATCCTTTGTGCATTGATCCTTTGCGCCCATAGAGATTATCCTTAATATCATAAGGAGGGTCAAGATACATAAACGCACCCTTGTTTCCATCCATCAGATAATCATAGGAATAATTAGTTATACGCCAGTTACCAATCAGTTTAGAATACTCGGGCAGTTTTTCAATACCACGCAAAGAGAAGTTAGCATTACTTGCCTGTGCTGAAAACGAAGAACTCTCTGTGAGACCACTGAAAGAACACTTATTTACGATGTAAAATGCTACGGCACGATCAACAGATGTAAGTGTAGTATCATTAATCATATCTTTGGCAGCAAGAAAAAGTTCTTTTGCTGCTTCTGGATTATTATTATTTGATTTTTCCCGAGAGAGAGTATCTCTCAAATCACCAGAGAAAGTTTGAAGAACCTGCCAGAAATTAACAAGAGGTTCATAAAGATCATTCACCCAAATATCCAGATTTGGATATTTTTTTGTAATGTGAATTGCAACACTTCCACCACCAAGAAATGGTTCCCGAAACTCATCATAGTCTCGTAAGTCGGGAAAGTATGGATCCATCTTGACGCAAGCACGGGACTTACCGCCAGGATACCTAAGGGGTGTTTTCAGGGATTTCATAAGTCTTAGGGTGAAAATTACAATACTCATTAAACACAATCTTACATTCCTTATGAGTAAGATTACAATACTCTGCTGCCTTTGGCAGATTCCACTTAGCAGCAAAAAGCATTTCCATTGCCTCTCTCGTTTTAGGTCTCATTGGAATTCACACTCACACATAATTTCAGTGAGTGCTGCTAGGAGGTTAATTTCCTGGTCAGCAACGAACGCAATCTGGTATTGGTACTTAGCAATAATAAGAACGGCAGCAGGTATAGTTTGGGGTGAAAGACAAGTATAACAGGAGTCATAAATCCTGCGAAGAATGACAGAAGAATCGTTGTCCAAGTTGGCGACCACCCACTTTCGGACTTCAGCAAAATTCTTATCTTTGAGATGAGTGATGAGATCATTTACAGCAACGTCAGAAAAGGACGCAAGAATCCCACTATCTATCTCACCACTAACAGAGTACCTCTGACATTCATTAAGAACTCTACGCCAATCGGGAAAGTGCTTATTAATCAGTTCGGCAAGGACTTTAGGATCGTATCGTACACCTTCCGCATCCAGGATGTCTTGTAGACGCTTGAAGAAGGATCCTGCCAACTGGGTTTTTTCTTTTCCTTTGATTCCAAACTCAACGACGGCACATCGAGAGTGGAGAGGTTCAATGATTTTGTTTTTGTAGTTACAGGTGAAGATGAAACGGCAGTTACCAGCAAACTCCTCAATAAATGCCCTAAGGAGGAGTTGTACGTCGTTCCCTGTGTTATCTGCTTCGTCAATGATGACGACTTTGTGTTTAGCAGTTGACGAAAGTGAGACGGTCGAAGCGAAGTTCTTCGCATTGTTTCGGACAGTATCGAGGAATCTACCTTCGTCGGATCCGTTAATGACATAATAATCTACTCCTAACTCGTTACATAGTGCCTTTGCTACTGTTGTCTTACCCACTCCTGGGGGACCAGCAAGTAGCATATTTGGAATTTCACCCTTATTTAGAAAGTCACTAAAGGTTTTTTTAATATTTTCGGGGAGAATACAATCTTCAATAGTCTTTGGGCGATACTTTTCCACCCAAATAAAATTACTCATAATTAAATCCAATCAGGTTTGCGAGAAGGCACACGGAGATAGTTCTCCGCAACCCAGGGTTTGGAAGCAATATACATTTTGTAAGCAGTAAATGTATCAATGCTTTCATCAAGTTTGTATTCGTCAGGCATAGCACGAACGAATGGAGTCACCTCAGTAATCTTTCCTTTGGGGAAAAGATAATAGGCAGACAATAGAGTATTATAGCACGAATGGATCTTACCATAACGCACTGCATACTCATCACACAGATTCATCCCGTGCTTAATCAACCAGTAGGCATTGTGAATTGATTCTGCTGCCCACTTGGTACAGGGATGATTGCGAAAGGCACCCTTCTCAGTGCTGTAAGGAGTTCCATCAGACTTGGGAAGAGTGCCGTAGTTATGATACCACTTGGATGCTACAATAGAAAGCATTTGACAGCATTCTAGGGGCATTTTAACAATATGTTTGTCTGGAAGACAAATTGCAGATTCAGCAGGAAATTCGTTTGTGACGAAAATGTTCATAATTAAAAACAGAACTTTTTCAAATAATAAAGAACTTGTTCGGGTTTGTCTTCTAGAAAATATGCTTCTGATTCATATACAGGATATGAATTTCCAACCTTTACCGAACGAACTACATCATTCATCTTATAAGGATCTAGAGTAACATTTATACCTAGTGGTTTTTTCTTACAAGCTTGCGCTACGTGAACTGCTTCGTGATAAACTGTCTCATTTACATAATAATTAACTGGACTTACACCATTTTTAATATTATTCAAACAAATTACAAAATTAGGAGATTGCACAATACCCATCAATTCTTTATTGCGGCAGATTGGTGCATTTTGCTTAATGTTGTAATTTCTTTGCATAATAGCACTAATGATTTCCTGTCCAACAGGAGTCAAATAGAGAAGAAATTCCATCATACGAATGTTGAGTCTGGTTCCAAAGCAACATAATACTGCAGATTGTACTTGGTATTGCTGAATTGTGACAAAAGTTTTTCTGAGACAACTACATCATAAGCACCAGGAATAATCTTGATGTTCTCAACCTTGAAGTTGAAAGTGAACTCTTTATCAGTCTCGCCAACCACAATTGAGTATTCGTTAGAAGTATCATTCTTCTTATCACGAACAACCAATTTTACAACACCCGCTTCACCAACTGCAGAAAGGTCGGGAAGTTGATATACTGCTGCTGCCTTAAGAAGTTTCTCCAGGGATGCATGTTCTAGTTGGAAACAAACATCTGAAGAAGGGAGTTTGATCTCCTTCTCAGGGGGAGAGATGATTACATTAGGATCAGCATAGAAATACTTGACCCGACGCTTACCTTCACGAATTGTGATATAGGAATCATTCGTAAAATCCAGTTCAGGATCTTGGTGAAGACTTAGACCATTCAGAAACTGATTCAGATCATAAATTGCAAAGTTACGGGGAAACTCTTCATTAATATCAGCTTCGGCAAGAATGTTCTTTGCTACAGAGATGGTACGAAGTTTATTACCTTGCTTGACTAGAATCGAATTATTGATTCCAGCAAAGTTTTTGAGAATAGTCAGAGTGTTATCAGAAAGTTTCATAATTTGAGGTTTGAGTTTCATTATCAACGGAATTCGGACAGACCATTATCCTTACGAGAATAATGACCATCAAAGTGAAGCAGTAGCATAGCATAGTGAATGACTTTCAGCAAGTCACGTTTGTTGCGACCATCCTTATCACCATAACGGGAACCATATTTCAGGATGTTTGCCTGACAGAAACCTGTAGCAAGTTTCTTTGCTGCCATCAAATCAATAGTTTGAATATCAGCATATCCATCTTGATCTCCACAGTAATGACCGTGATAAGTACCAGTTACATAATTCTCAACTTCTTTGAGAATTTTATCTTCGTTATATTTCCAAAGATGATTTTTAGTTTGTTCAGTCATAATAAGGGGGGTTTTTTCAATTACAATTTTATTTTCACTATTAAGAGACATAGTGAATTGATTATACTCATCCATAATAAGGGAAGACACATTTTTTACCTCCCCCAATTATATCAGTTTGCTTGCTCTCCGTCAAGGGGCATTTGGAAATCAGCATCAACTTTGTCGTACAGTTCCAGGAAAGACTGCTTGGTCTCATCATCAAAACGATTGACGCAGACTTGAATTGCCTTTCCTTTATCTTGGAAGATACTATAAGCACGAACGATGTGAACCAGGCGACGGGTGGAGATGATTTCCTCAATACCACCATCGTAGAAGGTCTTGCGGATGATGTCTGCCCAGTCTACAAGACGTTTGCAGAAGTCACGGTCTTCCAGACCCAAATCCAGAGCAACGCCTTCCAGGATCTTCTGCTCGGTAGCAGGAGCAGGATAGGACTGCTCAAAGGTCACGGGGAAACGTTCCAGGAACGCTTCATTGAGCACGTTGGTGCCGATGAAACGACCATCATCAGAACCTTTACCTTTGGTGTTTGCCGTAGCAACTACAGTAAATCCAGAAGCAGGTTTGACGAAACGACCAATCTTTTTCAGGAATACTCCTTTACCTTCTAGGATGGATTGGAGGCAAAGGATTTTATTAGATGCAAGATCCACTTCATCGAGAAGTAAGACAGCGCCACGTTCGAGTGCTTCGATGACTGGTCCATTGTGCCACACCGTTTCGCCATTAACAAGGCGGAAACCCCCAATAAGATCATCCTCATCGGTTTCGATAGTGATGTTGACACGAATCAATTCACGATTAAGTTGAGCACAAACTTGTTCCACACAGAACGTTTTACCATTACCCGAAAGACCTGTAATAAACGCAGGATAAAAAATACGGGATTGAATAATTTTTTTAATGTCATTAAAATTACCAAACTTGACGAAGGTATCATCTTTATCAGGAATAAGGTTTTGTTCGACAGCAGGGAGAGCAGCAGGTGCTTGATATGCTTGCTCCATTTTACCAACAACAGTAGGAGTAATTTCCAGATTCCAACGACCACGAGAAGTCTTGAACTGCTCCAAACGACGAGTAACTGTTGGATAAGCAAGATTTTTAGATGCACAATATCCACGAATATCACCAGCACTCAGTTCAGAACCGAATAGAGATTTGAGATCAGCAATCAGTTGGTCGTCAGTCACAGAAATCTTGCGAGGCATAATGTAGTTAGGTGGTTTTGTTTAACTGAAGTAATTATAGCAGCAAAAAGGGGGTGCAAGACCCCCCGATGGACAGTTTGGAAAGTGGTCTTATCCTTTATTTCCTCTTCTTGCTCTATGTGCCGATTGCCTTACTGGTTCTCCCTGAGATTTATAATCGTCTGGATGCAAAACACCACCAAAATCTCTATCTCTTCTAAGATTTTGTTTTTGTTTTTTCGTTGCACCCATTTCACTTTCATATTTATTTGCTTCCATAATACTCTCTCTCCAATCTTCACTCATATTCACCATAATTGCTTCTGCTGCTTCTGGTGTTTCGGCATATCCTTCATCAATAAGGTGTGAAAGAATGATGTCGTAGAGGTCGGTTGCTTCATTATGAGCAGGAGATTGCCCAAGAGTTTTAAATCTTTTCTCTTCATCATCACGAGCAATTGAACTCACAAGTTTGCCCATTCTATTCATCGCAGCAGTTCTCTTTGGTCCTTTTTTTGATGAAACTACTTCACGACCAAGATTACCTGCTTTACGTTGCATTTCATTTTTATTTCTCTGTTTAAGTTCCACCTTTTCTTCATCAAGTTCATAAACTTGACTATAAGCTTCTTGAAGGGCACGAAGTTCTTGTGAGTTCATCTTAAAACTACTTTTTTAGTTATTTATTCAGGCAACAAGTTCCACAAACTCCCCGAGAACTTTTTTATTCATTTTTTTACTCTTCAAACTCTTCACGAAAGCAGTTTTGATTTGAGTTTTAGTAGCATCTTCGGCAACCTCAAACTCTGCATCATTAGCAAGAGCAGTTGCAGAAAGACCGAAGTAAGTATGATACCCAGAGTTCTTAATAGAGAAAGTTTTTTCTTTTTTCCAAGAAGAAGTAATCTTCTCATAATCTGTACCAATATACCCAGTATAACGACGAATGAAACTATTAGCATCACGAGATTCCAAAATCCTCATACCAATAAAATTGACAGTAGGAAATTTATCACGGAGATTGCGAAGCAATACATCAGTAAATCCATACCACTCAACATCCAGACTATAAGTGTTTCCAGTCTTACGATCACGCAGGAAACCATTTGTACTAACAGAATTCACACCAAGATAGGGATCTTCCTCAAAACGACGATTAAACTCTTTATGATACTTCAGTGGTGCTGCTTCGCCATCAGTAAGAATTACACACTGGACTTTTTGAAGATTATTATCTTTTTGGAAAGTAGGAAGAATTTCGTGAAGTGCAATCAAAGCCTCATTTAGAGGAGTACCAGATAGATCCAATCCAACAGGAACAGCATACTTAGTATAGTGCTGGTCGCTAAAGTTACAGGCAATCCGATAGATATTCAACATCTGATCTTCTAGTGTCTTACCATTTGTCTTACTGGTAAGCATATTCAGCAGAGAGAAATATTCCTCAACCCGAAGAAGACCTTCCTTCTTTTGATATGAAGGTTCGGGGAAAATTGGTTTGTTATTCTCATCATACTTAATGATTGGATAACTATTTGTAAAGGCATAAACCTCAAAAGGAATACCAACTTTCTTACAGAACCAAATAAGGTTGAAAAGTTGTTTCACAGTATCCAACATCACACGACTCATAGAACCAGACCAGTCCAAAACAAACACCAGACCATGATTCTTACCGTTTGCAAGAGTTGTAACCTTACGGAACAGGTCTTCATTATATTTGTAAGTATGTAATTTAGAGCAGTCCAGAACACCCGTGCGGGCAGTTGTAGCACGAGCATAACTATCTGCTGCCTTACGACACTCAAACTCTTTTACCAGATAATTGACTTCCTTCTGTGCCGAACGCTTGAACTCACGGAAGTCTTTATCTACTTCACCAAAGGTTTCATCACGAGTATCAGAATACGATGCCCAAGATTGTTTGCACTGATCATGAATCTCAGTATTACTTACAATGATTTGCTTCACATTCAGTTTAGGAATTTCCACATAAGTATTTTCCCAACCATCTTGATTCACAAGGTCCTTGAGTGCATCCTCCAAATTATCAACAGTCTTAACTTCAGGTTCATAATCTTCACCACCCATCTCACCTTGTGTAGTTTCAGATTCACCACCACTTTGGTTAGAATCATCATCACTAGGTTCATCTTCTGCTTCATTCTCACCTTCCTCTTGATCCATAAAATCAGAGGCAGAATTACTTCCAGAACCAGATTGCCGATTTTCGTGAGAATCTAGATTGACTTTGGTTTCCTCCTGCTGTTTTTGTTTGCAATACTTATAAAGAACCTCAGCAGCATCCAGTGCCTCAGTAAAAGTTTCGGCATTAGCAATTTGATTGATAATATTCTGCTCTTCTACAGTAAAATCAAAAGAGAGAAAATTACCAATTTTAAAATAAAGGTTGGCACGATCAGCAAGATTATAAGTAGAAATATCTTCATCCTCCAACTGAAAGAAGTCTTCATCACTCAGTTCTTTATATCCACCATAGAAAGTCTTAGCAAGTCCAGCATATTTACGCTTCATCAATTTTTCAATCCGTGCATCTTCAGTCACATTCACAAACTGAGGAGGAACTCTACGATTTTGACTCCAATCTTCATCGGGAGTGAACAGAGCATGACCGACTTCATGACCCACCAAAAGATCATACACAATATTGCTTGCCTTCTCCCACATCGGCAAAGTAAGCACACGAGTATGAACATTAAAGCAGGCAGTCTCTACTTTCTTGTGCTCAACCACAAGGTCTTCAGTAGCAAGAAGTTTTGCGAGTTGGGACTTGATTTCGTGATTGACGGGCATTGCTGGTTTTCAGATAACCCTATTATACAAAAAAAGGAGGTCTTGCGACCCCCTGATGGACAGTTTGAAAAGTGGACTCAAACTCCCTTAAGGTGTGATGCTGCAGAGTAGCGAGGATCACCTGCTTTAAAGTTTTGATATGCTTTCGTATTTCCTGATTTATCAGCAGCAGTTACTACCATTGTTTTTGGTTTAGAATCTGCTGGAGTATCTGTAGTTTTTACTCCACCATAGACTATTTGCTCAACGATACTCTCTCTCCAATCTTCACTCATATTCACCATAATAGAGATTGCTGCCTCATTCGTATCAGCATAACCTTCGGCAACTAGGTACTCAAGGATGTAGTCAAAGAGGTCAAAACTTTCGGCACTTACACCAGTTTTTTTCTGTCTTTCTAGTTTCTTACCTTTTGGTAATGACCCACCACCACCTTCACCATCATAACCACTATGTCCATATTCATCAGCACCTCTTCTCCAATTTCTATCTTTTTGAGTCATCCCCTTTCTTGTATCAGAAGTCCAATGAGGTTTGGTGGATTTCTTACCTCTGTCTCCTGCATCTGGATTGCTCATTCTGTTGGAATGCTTTACAGCAGCATCTACTTTTTTCTTTTTTTCACCTCTTTCACTATATTCACTTGCAGGAGTGTTCCTTCTTTTATTAGCAAGGTCACCCATTTTTTGTTGTGCTTTTGGAGTTTGTCCATAAGAACCTTCTGCTTCATCTAGTTCTTGATAGACTTCTAAATATGCTTCTTGAAGGGCACGAAGTTCTTGTGAGTTCATCTTTACAAATACTTTTCAATTATTTATAAAAAAGAACCTCCCTTTTTGGGGGAGGTAGTGTGACTATTTTTGAAGGCTTTAAGTCGTGCCTTTGCCTGTCGGAGTGCCTGCGGTTTGAGTGTCCGTTTCTGCTCCTTCTTGGAATGATGGTAACGGTTTGGAACTTGCATCGGTCTTGTGCTTATGATTCTATTTTATACGAGAATCCTCCCTTCTTATCAAACCTTGTGACACTTTCAAATTTGTCCTCAAGTCCGGTCTTATGAGAAATCACGAATATATTAGCATCCTTTATCACATAACGAATAATCTTAAGAAACTCATCAGTTCCAAATCCATCCAGAGATGAGTCAAAAACTTCATCCATAATAAGAAGATTTGTATTCACAGAGTTCTTCACTCTTGCAACTTCTCTCCAAGTAAAGAGAAGAGACAAATCAACTCTCATTTTTTCACCTTCACTGAAAGAACTATAAGAGAAGTTCTCGTGAATAGGTGACTTGATGCTCTCATTAAACTCTTCATCCAGATGGAAATTAATGTAAAAGTCCATCATCTGCAAATAACGATTCACCTGCTGATTAATGAAGGGAAGATATTTTTTGATAATTTTGGTTTTTACACCATCATCTTTGAGAAGAGAATACGCAAAATCATAATGAACTATCTCCTCTTTCTTAGTTCCCAAATCTTCAAATACTTTTTGAAGATTGGTTTGAAACTCCTCTAACTTTTCGTGCTCAGTATTCTTGTTTTCAAGTTGTTCGGTAAGTGTTTGAATTTCACTTTCCAAATCCCTAACCTGTCGTTGGTTAGATGAAATTCTAGCATTGTTTTGAGAAATGTCATTGTTGAGTTTCGTAATCTCCTTAGATAGAGTAATAAATTGACGCTCCCTCTCCTCTTCCAGTTTTATGGTCTCTTCAAGGTCTTTATAACCTTGTTGGAGTTCCTTAGCACTATTTTGAGCGTCGGTAATTCTATTTAACCGAAACTCTTCTTCAATTGTTTGAGTGCAGGTAGGACAAACCGTATTTTCTGTGAAGAACTTATGCTCTTTGGTAATGGTAGATACTTTCTGGGAGATTTTGCCTTTTAGGTTCCCCAACTTTCTCAGTTTATCAGTCGCACCAATAACTTCTTCTTGCTCCTTAGTATATCCAAAGATACTTTCTTCGGTAGTTGCATTTTGAAGCATATAAGCATCAACTTCACCAATCAAATTAGTAATCTTCTGCTTGTTCGCATTAATATTATCCTTCCCACGACTCTCCAACTGCTCAATAAAGTTCTTCTGCATCAGAACCTTATCTTTGAGGGATTCTTTCTTAAAGTCCAGAGATTTAATCTGTTCCTTTTGCTGACGAATCTTTTCCTTAATCAAATTATTCATCGAGGAGAAGATACGAATATCCAACAAGTCCTCAATCACCTCACGACGATTTGCCGTAGTAAGTTGCATAAAAGGAACAAAATTACTAGAACCCAGAATTACAATCTGCGTGAAAGACTTATAGTTGACCTTTAGAATATTCTCTTCTAAGATTTTTTGATTTGCACGGTCATCTGCTTCCTTATGAAGTTGCTTTCCATTTACTTCAATATCAAAAACATTTGGTTTAATTCCACGACGAACCAAATACTCACGATTATTCACAGAAAACTCAATCTCTACCAGACAGTCCTTTTCGTTAGTACTGTTAGGAAGTTGAGGTTTGTTAATCTTACGAAATGGACGATTGAACAATACAAATGTTAAGGCATCCAGTACAGTCGATTTGCCAGCACCATTTGTACCAACAATCAGGTTGGTTTGGTTCTTTTGGAAGTCTATCTCCGTCCAGTTATTGCCGGTAGAAAGAAAGTTCTTCCATTTAATTTTCTTAAAAGTTATCATTTTTAGGTGGAATTACGATGTCTTCAGGTTTAATTACGGCATACTTATAATTGTACATCCTACAAGTCTTTATGGCAAGCTCATCGTCTACTTCTACAACGTCCATCTCTTTTTCTTCTTGGTCTTCCAGCATCAAAGCATAACGAGTTGCATCATCTTCTTCCTCAAAGAGAAATAAGACCTTTTCTCCATATTTGTCTTGGACGGCAAATGCACCGTCCCCCTTCTGGTCTTTAAGTGTAAGAAGAAACATTACTCCACTTCGCAAGCCTCTTTATAAAGATTTTGTAGGATTCCTTTAATGATATTTTTATCAAACTGAACTTCAGACTCATCAATATAACGATTTAGAATTGAAAGAGTATTTTCTTCTTCATCAACTTGAAAATCTTCACTTTCTTGGATTTCAAAGTTCTCAATAATTTTAAGATCTTGAATTCCTGCCGTATATAATTTATCTACAAACTTTTCAAAATCTTTAACTTTTGTTTTTTTACGAACAATAATCTTTACAATTTTATTCTCATACTCCCGAGCATCAAATGTCTGATAAGGAGTATCCTCATAGTAAAGATTATAAAATAATTTATAAGGATTATTGATTGGTGTATGTTCTAGTGTTTCTGTATCAAAGATATGAAATCCACGAGTATCATTCACATCCGTCCAATACATCTCATAAGGATTACCGAGATAGAAGATGCGTCCATTATCAGAACGAGTGTGGTAATGACCAGAAAATACCTTTGTGAACTTTGAAAAAATATTCGAGTCCAGTCCATGATCCTCCATAATCAAATTTTTATTAACACGGAAACCTTGAAGTTCTAGGTGTCCCATTGCAACCTTTGCCTTGGACTTCTGAATCACATTCATCGTTTCTTCGTGATTTTCACTACAAATCCAAGGAATAAAAGTCATATCAATTCCACCAACCTTTGTATTTGTTGGAGAACTATAAGTTTTGATATTTGGATATGTTTTGAGAAGTAGGTCTGGAGAGTTTACGTAATTAGTATTCTTATAATAGCAATCGTGGTTCCCAACAATCATATGAACATCATACTCACGCAGAGGTTCAAATACAACTCTCTTTGCCCATTCTAGACTTTGATAATCAATTGACTTACGACTATCAAATGCATCGCCCATATGAATGACTGTCTTTATACCGTGCTCTTCTAGGGCAGGAAAGAAAACATTCTTATAGAAAAGTTCAAAGTGGTCGTGAAGATGCTTTGATCCCTTTTTTGCGCCAAAATGGCTGTCCGTAAGGCAGGCTATGAGGGTCATCGATTTCCGTTTCTGTATTGGATGTTGTCCTTCATGGAATTATACTCCGAATTGTTCCCAGAAAGCAAGTTGTCGTCTATAACCATAACCTCATCAAATCCAGTCCGTTCGATGATTTTATTTTTAATCTCTAATTGTTTCTTTTCTTTTTGAATTCTACGCAGAAATGCATAATGAATAATTTGAGTAAAATAGGCAAATGGATTCTGAGACCTTTCGGGATTGAAGTTATGAATATACTGAACGCAGTTCTCAATCCCGTCAGAAATCATATCCTCACGGAACATATAATTAACGAAGTTTGGTTTATATGATAAGTGAGTAGCAATCTTTAAGAAGCAATCACCTAGGTAGTTGGGAATTCTGGGTTTTCCTTCCCAAGGTCCAGACTTTGGTGGGTCCATATCATATTTCTCAATGAACAGTTCCCGTGCTTTCGCAACTTTACTGCGATACACTATCATTGCTTCTAACAATTCTTTATTGTTTACATAGTGCTCAGATTTCTTTTTTGCCATGGTGGTCTCATTTATCCATTAATAAGTTAAGTTAATTATACCACACATTAAGGGGCTTGACAAGTTATTAAATTACGTGTAGACTAGGTTTGTCCCGGTTAAAGATGAGTACTAGATTTCTTTAATACCTTTATATAACTCTTCAAGTTTTTTACGAGCATCTTCTACTGAAGATACGTATCCCATCTCATTTGATAGTTTTACCTCACCACTTGGTTTATAAACATCGATACTATCATCATCATTTAAATACTTTGTATAGACATCAATAAGTTTTTTATCGGTAGTCTCAGTCATTGTGATTATCTTATCTAATTTTATCATAAAGAAATCATCACTGGGTAATTCCATCCAAGGTCTTACTTTTACATATGACACATCTTTTCGATTAACTAATTCCATAATTACAGGATTTTGAAGTACTACAATAGGATCTCCATCATTTTCATCCACAGAGACTATCGATAGAATCTCCTCACCCGATATTAATTTTAAAATACAATAGAAGTCTTCGCCCATTAGTTCTTTAGTGGTATATTTACAATATCGTAATTAAAGTTTTCTTCGTTATAAATTTTAATTCTTTCGATAAGATGATTTAAGGTGTAATTTTTTCTTGACTTATAACTAATATCATCGGCAATATCATACAAAGTTGCTTTTACTTTGTTTTCTCCCTTTCTAAGAACTCTGCCGATAGATTGGAGATTTCTAATTCTCGATTTCGATGGTGACGCAAACACAACATTATGTAGATTACGAATATTGATACCGGTAGAAAAAGTCCCATAAGATGCTACGATAATTGCATTGTTTTCTTTTTCAGTTATTTCTCTGACCTTTTCTCGTTCTTCAGTCTCCACTCCACCGTGAATGAAGAAGACGTGTCTACCATCAATTTTGTTATTATTTATTAAATCATATAAAGGTTGTCCGTGACCTTCAACTCTTGAAAATAAAACAAGAGTATTTCCTTTTAGGTCCAATGTTAGATTTTTGATAAAATTATTTCGTTTTGAATGATTGATAATGTATTGAACTTCATCCTCAAATACTTCAAATCTACTTGGTGGGTGTTTCAGTAGAAGTATTTTGATATCCAACTTAGCCAGATGACCTTTCTTCATCAATTCATCTGTATTAATAATCTTATATGAAGGACCAAACAATCCTTCTAATACCCACTTGTGAGTCTGAGTTCCGTCTAGTGTTCCAGTGAATCCAAAACGATATTTTGCATCACAAAGTTTAGTCATTATAGATATTAATGACTTGGATTTAAACTGGTGTGCCTCATCTCCTACGACTACATTAAATCTAGCAAAATACTGCTTAGGCAACTTGTAAATACTTTGCCAGGTAGTAATAATGACTTGAGAATCAGTTTCTCTTTCCTTTCCCGCATAGATTTTGTGACAGTATGAACCAACATCCCATCCATAATCTGCAAAATCTTTATACATTTGTTCTACAAGGGAAGTCGTTGGAACAACTATCAGAATATTTTGTTGTCTCTCAACGTAATATCTCACAACAGAATATATCATCAACGACTTTCCAGAAGCAGTTGGAGATATCAATAATTTTCGATTATGTCGCAAGGCGTCGTATACTCCCTCAACTTGGTAGTCGCGTGGGGCGTGTCTACTGATTGCAGTCATATAATCTTTCACGCCTTCCTTTGAGATTCCCTCATTGATCTCAAAAGGGAGTCCATAAAACTTATTGTCTGCAAATTCGTATGTATATTCATGGTCGTCACAAAATTTAATAATCTTATCAAGTAGACCGATATAAATTTCACCAGTTTGTGTGTTAAATAGACGAATCTTTCCGTCCCAGTATTTGTTTTTATACTGAGGACTGAATTTTGCATTGGGAACCTCAAATGTGAACTGATCTGCTAGTTCGTAATAAATGTGAGGTTCTGCTTTGATATACAGATATACTTCGTTCTTTTTTGATATAATCAAATGACTCATAATTTATATCATTTCGATACAAATATTTATCGGCAATAAAAAAGAGGCATTTCTGCCTCCTTGTTTATTTGTAAGGATCGTAACTATCAGCAAGTCCTATTCCTGCTATTCCATATCTTGCACCACCCATTGGTTTATAATTTTTCAAACGAGCAGCAATTGGTTTTGAGTTTGGATCATCAGTTACATCTTGTGCTGAGTTTCCTCCTCCCTTTGGTTTAAGACCTAATTGTGTTTTCAATGCTTTGACATTTGCCGGTCTTTGAAGTGCGGTATTAACTCTTTGATTAAGTTCTGCTTTTTGTGGACCTTTAAGATTGATTGCGCTTTGTGGTTTGTTTGTAACATCATACTTATTTGCCCCCTGTGGAGACATCTGCACAACATTGAATTTCTTACCACCTTTATTTGCAGTCCAAGTTCCTGCATTCTGTCTATTTGCCTTAACTTTATTAAATCTATCTGTAGGTAAATTAAATGTGCGAACAGCAGGTTTCTCTCCTCTTACAAGTGATCTATCTTTTGCATACATTTGTGCGGCACTTTTTTGTGGAGTTGTATAAACTCCATCTCCCTGCATTTGTCTTGTTACATTGGTATCTGTTTTCCATCCACCCTTATCAATCGCCTGTGATGCTGGTTTAGTTGTTCCGTGATATACTTTTGTGAAGTTGAGATTTTTTGGAGCAGTGGACGATTTTGGCAGTTCTTTTCCTGCATTCTTTAAGGCAGCATTTTGCATTGTAGTTCTTGCAGATGCTTTAACTAAAGATGAGGATAGTGCCTCAGTCATAAACTGATTATAGGTCTTCATCTAACTTTTTATTTTTATTTAGTTAAATCCTGCTTGGAACTTATGCCATTCAATAGAATTTTTGATTTGATAAGTTCTGTTGGAAACTGTCTTAATAATCTCCTCCAAAAACTTAAGCATAATGTCATAGTATCTGATTTTAAGATCTATTTTAGAGAGTCTCTCATCGGCACTCATATACCTCTCTATAGCATCCTTTTCCCTTACCTTATACGGAAATGGGTCCTCTACGTAGACCTCTGCTGGTGCCTTTCCTGTGTAGTAGTTGTAACGTTCTAGACGCACTCTATTATAGGTTTCTCGTGCCTTCTCACGAAGAAGAGTAATTGTATTATAGATGGTATAGTATTTGGAATGTAGTTGAGGAATTTTTAGTGATTCATCGTGTAGGTTGTCAGGATCAATGACAGAATCTCTCTGCCACATATCCTGAATTTCATCAAGATTCATAGGGGTCTATTATCGGTTCCTAGGATATTATATACAGTATACTTGAAAGATGCCTCTGCTGTAAAGTACTGAATATCATTTGGAGTAGCATCAAATTCTAATGATGTTAATGATACTGGAAATAGGTCTTTAAATTTAACGACCGCAGTATTTCTATAATTGCTGTTAAGAATATACAAACTACCATCACTAAATGCTGCCTTTTGGTCCCTTATCCCACCATCCTTTGTTGTTAACTCTGTAAATTGTTCTGTTGTTTCTGGAAAACCAAGACCAGTCAACCAATTATGAACAGCCATATAATTTTCCATATTCTCATCAACTAGAAATCTAATTGATAAATCACCATAGGTTAGTTTATCACCAGGTACATCAATATCTTTTAGATATGATGGTTGTTGTACAACTTCTAAATTAATTTCTGGAATTCTTGTTGAGTTGCAAAAAAAAGTTACTTTAGGTTCTTTTGCCAAAGTAAATTTAAATCCAACTGGTGATAGAAAATTTCTATTGCCTATTTGATTGGCAAATGGTGACGCCATAATCTTTTATTTTTATTTAGATAAAAAAAGAGGGTCCCGAAGGACCCTCTGGGGAAATGTGAGAAAGACTCACATGAGGTTAGTAACCTTGACTCTTCTGTAGTAAACGTTAGAGTTTCTGCGGAGAGTTCCTTCTCCAACAGTTGCACCTTGTGCGAATGGGTTAGCAACGATACCATAACGAGTCTTAAACCCGATTTTTGGTTGGAAGGTATTCTCGCCAACTGCACGAACCATTTGGAGGGGAACGTATGGGCAGTAGAAGAGACCAGCATCATAAGGGGAAGAACCCTTATAACCAACGCAGTAGTACTGGTTAGCAGATACGTTAGCAGCATAAGGATCGATATAGACCTTATACTTACCTTGGAGAACACCAGCGAAGGTGTTACCGGTATCATCAACGTTAAGGTTAGCGTTAAGTGCTGGGGTGTAATCAAGAACACCTGCCATGGTGAGTGCCGAAGCAACGTCTGCCGAGCAGAGGATCATGTTACCCTTCCCTCTACGAGTTTGCTGTGCAATTGCGTTTGCATCGCGCTCGATTTGGAAGATAAGTCCCTTGAACTTCTCAACTGACCAACGACCGTTAGAGTCAACGTCAAGGTCAAAAGTACCAGCGGTAGCAACGTTTGCTTGAGCACCAGGAACAGCAACGTTATAGATGGTACGGATAACTTCACGGTTGATTTCAGCAAGAATCTCTGTTGAGAGAATGTTTGCTAATTCCGCTTCAGCATTTAGACCGTGGATTGCCTTGAGGTCTTGTGCGAGCTCAAGTGAGTACTCAGCTTTGAGTGCTCTTGACTTAGCAGTAACGGTAACTTTCTCGATTGAGAAAGCCATTTCGTTGAACTGGTTGCTAGCTCCGTTACCAAGATCTTCGGAGTTACCAGTGGTCATGCCTTCGCCTACGTTGTAGGTTGTAGCATCACCTGTTGCTGGGAATGTACCATCCAGAAGACCTGGGTTAGTACCTTGTTGTTGAGTAGTACCAAGACCAACAGCGCCTTGAACAAATCCAGCTGTTAGGTTTCTAGCAGTGTTATTCTGACCAGAGAATGCTGAATCTACTTCATTATAGAACGCTTCAGTACCACTTTGATTGTTGTACTTCGAACGCATTGCGAAAATGAGTCCGGTAGGACCGTTCATTGGTTGAACGCCAGCGAGGTCATAAGCAACCAAGTTAGGCATTGCGCGTCTGATCAAGGAGATCAGAACTGGATCGAAACCTGCAACGGTTTGACCACCTGAACCGGTGTATCCGCCTGTACCGGCAGAGTTGGTTGGTGATTCTGAAAGGAACTCACGCTCTTCGCGGAGTGTTCTTTCTTGGTTCTCCAGGAGAACTGCGGTTACCATTCTACGATGAGAATCTTTGATGTCTCCAAGACCTTGATGGTCTAGAAGAGGTGCCCACTTCTCCTGCAATTGTTCTGCATTGAACATTTGCATTTGTTTTTCCTCTTTAAAAAGTTAGTTTGATTTGTTTATGATTTAAAAATCACTTTTTCGAAACTCTATTCAGAGTCTGAAGATATGACTCCATCAGACCAGATACTGGTTGTTGGACGGATTCAGTACTTTCAGAGAGATTCTCTGAATGATTTCTTTGAGTACCAGCATTAGATGGGAAATAAGATTCCCTCAAAGTTACTAGCTTCTCACGATAGTTGTCTTCACCATCAAACTCAACATTTTCAGCAAGAGAAGCAAGTTTATCCTTCTGTGAAAGTGCAAGACCTTCGCAGACCTCGGAGAAGATTACATCAGCAACCGACTCAGCTAATCTTTGATTTAGAGCAACATTTCTTTGAATTTGCTCGTTGAGTTTTCCTTCCATTTCATCAAGTTTTTCTACCATAGTATTGAGTACATCATATCTATCTTCAGGGATTGTTACATAATGATCTTCAAAAAGACCCTTCATTCCTTGAAGGAATGATTCGGTCATCTCAGTTTTAAGTCCTGCTTCAACAGCAAGAGCATTTTCCGAAACCCACTCGTCGGCAACATACTCAAGGTATGCATCGACTCTATCAGTGAGTTCTTCTTTAATAGCAACAAGCTCTTCTACGAGTGACTCCTCGTATTGTGCTTGAAGTTCTTCTTTGATTTCTGCAACCTTAGACTTGATTGCAGTCTCAAAGATGGTACGTGCTTTCTCTTGGAATTCCTCGGAAAGCTCCTCACCAGCAAGGAGAGCATTAACATCTTCTTCGATGTTAAACTCTTCTTTCTTCATTTCATCTTCATCTTCATCCTCTGCTTCTTCCTTTCCACCCTTTTTCTTTTTCTTAGGGGTTTCTTCTTCCTCATCCTCACCTTCTTCCATTGCCTCGGTAACTTCCTCTTCGGCAATGAAATCCTCTTCGTCTTCCTCAGTCTCTTCTGCCATTTTCTTCATTGCTTCAGCCTTAGCAGCTTTAGCATTTACGACATCTTTGACTTGAGAAAGAGTTGCGCCAGGATCTTTCAGCTTTGCTGAATCGTCATCAACCTTGTAATTCTCTGGGGTAGGACCACCTAAGTCTTCCCAACTTCCAGTTTGTCCAGGAGCAATACCCGTGGACAACTTTTGCATTGGTTCAGCTTGTGCAGCGCCTTTGGTTACTACGTTTTCCATTTCTTGTAAATTGCTACCAACGGACATTTGTTTGATTGTGTTATAATCTATATTTATTTATAATTTATAGATTTGATAGAAAAT